GTTTCCCAGTCACGATCCATGAGATGTAATTTGTAACCAGTCATTGTCTAAAGTACTCAGTTGTTGTATGTTAAATGTTCTAGAATTACCTACTTGATTTAATTTAAAATAACCACCTGCATAGCCTTGACCTGTAAAGTTTACAGTATTATCGTTACCATCTACACTTACATCATTGGTTGCATCAGCGTTATTAATATTAAAATCAAATGTGTTACCACTACCATCTATAACCCAATCAATATCTGCGTTACTTGCCAAAGATGTTGTAGCTAAGTCAAGTGTAAAAGTGTTTGTACCACCTGTTACATCTACATTAACATCAGAACCATCAGCACCATAAGTATTAGTAGGGTCTATCTGTACATTAAACACGTTAGTAGAACCATCAAACTCCCAAAAACCTACAAAGTTATCAGCAGTAATATCTCCTAAAAACTTATTGTTTGAACCTATTTGATTAATATCAATAGTCTGTGTACCACCATCTAAGTCTAGTGCAGTCATTGACCCAGCAGCAGCAGTAGCACCACCTATGATGTTACCTGAACCTAACTGTTCAGCATCTAAGTTAAACGTAGCACCTGATTGGTCTATGTATATTTCGTTGTCAGCCCCGTATAGCAGTGATGCACTCATCATCACAACTAGGCTTAATAATTTTAGTTTGTTCATATTTCCAATAGCCTCTCTCTATTCCAATATTGATTATATTTAATACCCCAGTTTCTACAGCTTTTTGTAAAGCTATTGAAACACTTTCGTTCTCTGATATACCACCTTCTATTTCTACTAGCTCTGTGCCAGTCTCAATAAAACGAAATACATCTTGAGAAACACTTGTAGATAAAATGCTTTTGGATACTAATGTTTCCATAAGAACTTCACCGGTAGATACAGATACTAACCTTAAAGATATAGTAACTGTGTCTTCCCTAAACTGTTTACTTGTACCTATACCAAGGTATCTTGCACCACTACCTCCAGATTTTAAATTAGCTTCATAACTAATTACTCCACCTTGGACTAACAACCCTGCAAATAATAGTGGTTGCATCTTATTATCTTCTTTAAAATCTTTACGTGTACTACGTATGAGTTGTCTTTCTTTTGTTAGGTCATCTAAACCTACACGTTCTACAACTCTAAAAAACTTTCCACCTGCTGTATGTTTAAAAGCTCTAATAAGAAAAGCTTCAGGTGCTTGTGTTACAGCAGTACTAAACAAAGCAAAGGTACTATTACTTCTTCTTTGACCTGTTAAATCTCTAAAGCTATTAGGGTATATAGCTATCGTTGGTCTTATTTGTGCTGGTGGTAAATTCCTTAACTCTTCTGATTGTAAATCTAATGTAGAACTAGACTGGACTTTTTTAGTTAAAACTAAATCTCCACTCTCTTGTACTACTGCACAACTAGAAAGTAAAGTTACCAACAGGCAAAGATATAGTCGTTGTATTGCCATCACTATCCGTTATAGTTAAAGTTATTATTCCATCTTCTACGTTATAAACAATTGTATTGCCTTCTAAAGTTAATGTACCACTATCAGAAGGAACCTCACCAAATAAATTTTCTACTAACTGTCTTGATAGTTGTGAGTATATACGTGATTCTAAGTTTCTTATAAACCTTGCTAGAGTTGTGTTTTCTTTATCTCTTTCTATCTGGTCTTGTAAAGCTTTTATCTCTGCCTTCAATGCTTCTTTACGATTAAACTCTTGATTCTGAATAGTAAGATAATGTGAGCTAGTGTTCACACCGTTAAAGCTAGGACTCTTAAACTTAAATACTATCTCATCTGCAATACTTCCTACAGACCAAAACATAATTAACATAGTCCAAAAGAACATACAAAACTTGCAGTTCCTTGAAGCTTTTTCACTTTTAAATGTTGGTTTTAATTTCATAATGCTTTATCGTTTATCCAAAACATAAATAACATAAATCCAAATACTGCTACTTGTACAATAGAAGCTACAGTAATTTGTTTCATCGGATGTATATCTACAATTTTTTCTATCCAAGATTCACTTGGAGAAAGATTAACTACTTGTAATATTTTCTTATCAATCTTTTCGTTGGTCATCTCTGTCTGCTTTTGCTATCTTATCACTGTTAATTAATTGTGGCACACCTAGTATAGTTTTAATCATAGTATCTTGTCTTATGATTTCATTATCTAAGCTTCTTACTCTATCTATTAATGCAACAAGTATGCCATGTTGTGAATCTAACTTAGTACCTAACCTATCTTCTAAGTTAGCTAACGAACCATTTAGTTTATCATCAAGAGTATCTAGTTTTGTTTCCATACCATCAATAATTCTGTTGATTAATTTCCAAACAAACATACCTAAACCTACAGCAGCAGCTATAGGAAAACCTAACTCTTGTATAACTTGAACTACATCCATTAGTCTTTAGAAGTGTTAGAAGCTCCAAAGTAAAATGATATTACAGCACTTGCCAAGCCACCAAGGTATCCAAGTACAAGGTTTATAAGAGCTTCAGAGTTCTGCTCTGGTGGTTGTAGAGTAACAAGGAATATGTATCCCATAAAACCACCGACAACAGCTATACCCATTATACGGGCTGTCCAGTCTTTGCTAAACTTATTCCTAGCATCTTGACCGTCTTGTGTTTCTAGTTTAAATACGTCTACTTCAAGCTCTTTCATCTGTACTTCAAAAGCTTGTTCAGCTTTTTTAAGTTCTAACATTTGTTCAGGTGTAGCTTCTGCTATTCCTTTCTCTATAGCTTTTGGAGTATTAGGAACACCTAACACTTCTGATATCATGTTAGCTGCCATTCCTCCCATCGGTCCACCCAAGGCAGTACCTAATGTAGGTGCAACAGCTCCAACTATATTTTTTAATAATCCTTTCATTTCAGGCTCCTAATACCATTTCTTGTAATTCTTTACTACGTCTACCAACTTGTCCATACCAACGACTGTCTTGCATTTGTACAGACATTTCTTCCCAGTTATGTTCTCTACAAGCTTTTAACATGTTACGAAACTTTGAAAGTCTTGTACCACCTAGATTAAAACACATGTTTACTAACACTCTCTGTATAACTTCTGGTAACTTTTCAAAGTCTTCCTCGCTACCAAAGACATGTATGGTTTCCTTATAATGCTTTTCAAAGTCATCCTCATAGTACATGTCTACAACTTCTTGAGTAACAGGTGTGCCAACTTCCCAATCATATTCCGGGTCGTTAGGTTGGCAAAGGTGTCCAACTCCTAGAGTTTTATAGCCTAGACTATCCATATAAATTTCTAACACTTCGCCTTCGTGTCTCTTTATTTCAGCTTTGCAAAGTTCTATATCTAATTTATTTTTATTCGTAAAAAACATTTAATCCTTCTACCTCTCTTTGTTTAGCATGTTGTACTGCTTTATCTTTTATTGACTGTGGAATATTTTTTATGTTTCCTTCTATTTTCATATTCTGTAATATTTCTATTTCTTTTTGATTTAATGTAGGAACTAATAATGGTATTAATTTTTGTTTATCTTCAGGTCCTATTCCCATAGAAACTTCTGTCATAATTTGTCCTGTTACATTATTTTTTATAGGACCTAACCAGCCTTGTGAAGATTTTTTTGTTCCGTCTACACGTGTCATATTTCCACCACCTTCAGCTAATCCAAGCCTAGCCATCTGGTCAGAATAAGGTTTACCTGTATTAGGGTCTACTCTATCAGCAGGGTTTTCTTTTGTGTAGGGTACATCGTCTTTACCTTCTACTAGTCCGCCTGTTGCGTATCCTCTTACAGGGTCATATCCTTTGTTAGATTTTCTATTAGCTTTATCTTCTAATAATTTTTCTTCTGTTAAAATTTGTGAAGCTCTATTAGTATAATCTACAAGTTCTCCTCCTAAAGGAAGAGTTCTTAATCCAGATACAGTAGCTCCTTCATAGTCTCCTGCTTCTAAATTTCTATATGTTTTACCAATATTATTATACCATCTATCTATTAAACCAAACAAAGGAGATATAGCAGATGTTGCAGTTCCATAACCTGAACCCGCCCATGTTCCAAATATTCTAGAAAGTTTTTCAGCTCTCCAATCTACCAAACCAGACAATGCTGCACCTTCTCCCCACCACTTAGCACTAAAATTTTCTGGTTCGTTTTTTTCGTAATATTCTCTAGCTGGACTAGCTGCAATTTGTGCTTCTCTTAAACCTGCAAATATTCCAATTGTTCCTAACATCTTAATAGCTAGTTTTAAATCTCCATCTTCTACTCTTTTAATTAAAGAGTTCATTTGAGCTACTTTATATTGTGCCCAAGATAAAAATAAACCTGCTGACTTAACTGCAGGATTATTACTTTGTGCAAAAAATTGTCTGTTACCCACTCCGGGCAAACCAACATCTCTTATTTTAGCTCTATTACCTGCTTTTACAAGTATTCTTTCACCAGCTTCTGATTTAATAGCATCTTGTACATTTTTAAATTTATTTAAAGTTTGTAT